TTTCATATCGTCGGATGCTAAACAGAAAGAAGATCCTTGGGAATATAATATAAACTCATATGGTTCCCGTGGTCCAGACTGGACATTTCAAAAAAGTCCTGCATTATTTGGTTGTAGTTGTACTTTTGGAGTTGGAGTTGAGACTCCAGTATCGGAGTTACTTGCTAACAAACTAGGAGTTGACGTAATACCTAACTTAGGAATTCCGGGTGGAGGCTTTGTTAGCATAATAAAGTTATTTTCTGCATTTACTAGATTGCATCCTGTAAGTGATGCAATCATAATGTTACCTGGGCCAGACAGAGTGTTTCTTCCAGAATATCAATTAGATAACAAAACTTGGGCTCATAGAAATTTCATTTTAAATTATCTACGAGGTGACAAAAAGTTCTTTAAAAAAGTAGTTAGCATATTTAATGATGACGTATCAGCGTCTTACCTTTCAGATTATATTGACTGGGCAAATGAAATTGCTAAAAATAGAGGCATTACTATACATTGGGGATCGTGGAATACTAATACTGTAACTTTTTTAGAAGAAAAAAATATAAATGCAACGACATTTCGGGTGGATCTTGACACAGCAAGAGACGGTAGCCATCCTGGACCAAAGTGTCACGAAGACTTGTGTAATGTAATTTATGAAAAAATTATCAAAAAGGATGTATAATATATAAATGTATGATATTGTTTTTATAAGTTATAACGAAACACAAGCAGAAGAAAATTGGTCTAATTTAAAAGACAGATTTCCGTATGCGTTACGTGTACACGGTGTAAAAGGAATACATCAAGCACATATAGCAGCAGCTAATTTAGCAATAACCCCTATGGTATATATTGTTGATGCTGATGCCATTGTACTTGATGATTTTGATTTTAGTTACGTGCCTAGTGTTGATGATCAAACTACAGTGCATGTGTATACAAGTATAAATCCTATTAATGGATTAGAATATGGAAATGGCGGAGTGAAGTTATTTCCGAGACTAGCAACAGTTAATATGGATACAACTACTAACGACATGTCTACAAGTATCAGTAACAAGTTTAAAGTAGTAGACGAAATATCAAACATAGCAGCATTTAATGTTGATGAATTTAGTACCTGGCGCAGTGCTTTTAGAGAATGTGCAAAACTAAGCAGTAAAACTATTAAAGGTCAAGTAGATGACGAAACAGAAGCAAGACTTAAAATTTGGACAACAGTAGGAAAAGATAAACCGTTTGGTGAATATTGTATTAACGGTGCTTGTGCTGGAATGGAGTTTGGGTTATCTAGTGGCGCAGATCTTAACTTCATAAATAACTTTGATTGGCTAAAAAGGCAGTTTAATGCCTAGACTAATAGCATTTGGTTGTAGTAATACGTACGGTCAAGGCTTAACAGATTGTCATATTCCACCCGGCCTTCCGGGAAAAACAGCAAGTAAAACATCTTGGCCAAATACTATTGGTAACTTACTTAAATGTTCTAAAGTAATTAATCAATCTGTACCTGGCGCAAGTAATAAACTTATTTGGAAAACAATTGTTGACTTTAAATTTAAACATGGTGATTTAGTTTTTATAAATTGGACCCATTCAGATAGGCATTGCTTTTTTACAAATGATCAGCATATGTCCATTGGGCCTTGGATTAAAAATACAGCTAATAATTTTTATTACAAAGTGTTTTATTCAGAAACTGATAGTATTTTAGATTTTTTTAATAGAGCAGATCATTCTAAACGATATTTAGATTCATTAGGCCTTATAAGTTATCATACTGCAACAGGGCACAATACAATTAATGCAATATCAAAGGCACCAAAGTGGTTTAGCGTTGACTTTATGAATACTTCGTTGCATAAAATAAGGCAGTCTCATCCTCTGGCGTTAGATAATCTACATGCTGGACAAGGAGCACACGATCAATTTGCAAATGAATTATTTTTAGAAATCTTTGAAGGGCCCTACAGGCTCGACGAGGATACGAATGACAATGCTATATTAAGGAGAATTAAGTTTTCCAACTAGAAGGTATCTAATACCTCTAGTATCTTCTATTTCATCTTCAACTAATATTGTGGCATTGCTAGGAAGCTGTTCCTTAAATTCTTCAATACTACTTACACAATTAACATGTCCTTGAATATCATACATATTGTTTGAAGTAAAGGCAAAGTATGCATTAGATGTTTTTAATGCTGCTAATGTATTCATAGAAGGCATGTGTTCGCAAGAAGGATTAATTACAAGATTAGCGTTCATAATTCTTCCGTGACGTTGTTTATCGAATACATCACTTGTTATATAATCAATATTATTATAATCACTAAACAGTCTGTTTTTAGATATGCCTATAACAACGTTGTCTAGATCAATTAATGTAATTCTTTTTACATGTTTGAAAAAAGGAATTAATATACTGCCATACCATCCACCTAAAATTACAACTTCGCTGTTAGCATCTACAAACTGTACAACACTGTCTGCTATTTTTTGTTTTGCATTGAACTGGTTGTCACTAAAAGAATCAAATAACTCATTACGTAAATCAGGTTGATCTTTTACTACAGTAAGTACTCTATACAAAAAGTCTAAGTTTAAATTTGTGTTATCTAAACTTAGAACATTTTTTAGTAATTTAATATCTTCTCGGTTAATCATTTGCTAGCCAGCCTAATAGTTATTGTATCCATGTAATTATCTCATCTATTTCAGGTTTAATATCTTCGATAACACTTAAAGGTTTTAATTCTTGCTTTCTATATCTTGAAGCATATCCTATACTCATCATAGCAATTGGCATGTGCGTACACCATTCTAATCCAGCTTTTTGCCATACTTTTGGATCTCTAATAAAACAAGAATTATATGATATATCAATATGTTCTTCTAACAAATAATTTGTTAAATTTTGCATAAAAAGTCCTACTTCTACGGCAAAAACAGAAACAAGCATATCTGCTTTCTCTTCGATCATTTGTTCAGGATGGTGACCTTCTGCAATTTTTCTCTCGTAAAATTTATTTGCTTTTTTGCATACTCTACTAGTAATAACTACTAAGTAGGGATTTAATTTTATATGTTCGTAGAAAGGATTTACTGCTCCGTTTTGTGTAATGGCCTGATATCCTTTCTCGACAGCATCATCTTCGGCCCTAATATGATCTTTACGTACCATGCTGTAAACTGCATCTTTGTCTTTCTGTTTGTCAGGCCCTAACACAAATACTTCGTACGGGTTGAAATTATTCTTAGATGGCGATGTTTTCCACGCTTTCCATAAAGCATTATTGATTACTTCTAACGAAGGTATTTTTTCGCTATATTTCATAACATGTTTTCTTCTTGTTTCTAGTAACGTAAAAGTGTCCATATTATTTTTCCTTTCTTATTATATAATTATTAATTACTAATATATCTAATCCGCATTTATTAAACGTAGCGATAGCATCTTCAGGTGTTTCTACAATAGGTTCCTGGCAGTTAAAGCTAGTGTTAAGAAGCATAGGAACACCTGTAAGTGTATAAAATGAATTTATTAAGTCATAGTAACGAGGATTAAAATTGCGCTGTACGGTCTGTATACGTGCTGTGCCGTCGATATGAGTTACTCCCGGAATAGCATCTGATATAACAGGCATGATACGACTCATGTACGGACTAGGTTGATTAGTGTCAAAGTAGTCTGTGTAATGTTCTTCAAGTACACTTGGAGCAAATGGACGAAAGTCTTCACGTAGTTTAATCTTACTATTAATAATATCCTTAATTTTAGGATTACGGGGATCAGCAAGTATGCTACGATTACCTAAAGCTCTATTGCCGCTTTCGCTTTTGCCTTGAAACCATCCAACAATTTTGCCATCGGCGATAGCTTGTGCAATCTCTGTTAGGTCGACATTTTCCTCACCAGTATAGTTATATTCTTTGCCTGCATATACGTTAGGAATGTGTACATTTTTGTTTAAAATATAATCAGCATGCATGTACGTACCAAGCGATTGACCTTCGTCTCCGGCTGCTGGCGGCACATGTACATTTGTATAATGTTTTGTAAATTCTTCGTTCATGTATCCGTTATACGCTACGCCACCAGCAATGCATAGATTGGCAGATGTTTTAAGAGGATATACAAACTTCTTAATAAGCTCCATTGTAACATATTGCAAAGTAAACGCAACATCTTCCTTAGAAACACGTTTTAAAATATCTCTAGCACCATCTGGTAATCTATGAT